CTCGGCGTGAAAATTCTGATGCTCCATGTATTTCGCCACATCAATGATCCCACCCGGAGCAGGAATGTCGTCCAGGGGGTCATGTTCGATGCCACCTCCAATCATGATGGAATCTGTATAGGGCATGTCAGGCTCCAGGCATACCTGCAACTCCTCAAAACAGTATTCATCATAATTTGCAGCAAACGTAGAAAAACGTGAGCTGGGCGCAATAGCAAGTGCATTGATTGGTAAAGTAATCAGGACCGTGCCTGCAATATCTTCAGTTGTAGACACGGTCAAATCGGGGGTAAGTTCTGTCACACCAGAGATAACACCGCCCTTCATGGTCAATCCAGCGGAGGTACTCAGCCGAATATTCCGAGGGCGAGCTCCACGGACACCAAGCATTGCAGCAGGCGCCTTGGACTTTCCGATGGACTTGTTGAATTTTTGAAACGCACGGCGCCGCCGAGCAGAAGAAACATTGCGTGCTTGCCCGGAAATGATGGCAGTAGCCTTGCCAACGGACATTTTCTTTTTGCTGCCCTTGCGCGACTTGCGCTTCTTTTTGGAGTGAGCCTTCTTCTTTCCGCTCGAACTCATCTTCGAATCTGTCTCTGCAAAAACTTGCTTGTGAAAAGCTGTCCCCAGAGGATCGAGTTTGGTTCCCGCTATTTTGTTGATAACTCGAACAGGTGCCCGTGTTATCGAATCAGCAGCGGCTTCAAGAGGCTCTACAACGGCGTCGTGGAAACGCTCGGAGAACTTCTTGGTCTGTTTGGGTGGCATAGAGATACCGAAAACGCACAACTGGAATTGGCGCTCGACTCTCTTTTGAGGCGATCGGCCGCTCGCCCCCGCACACTGCTTAACAACGGACTCTTTGCCAGTATAAAGATAAATCAAGGCTTGTTCTGAAAGATACGAAGCTAAAATATCTTCAAGCGGCTTTCCAGCGATTGGGCCGTTGGCTGCAGGCTTTGAAAGCAGTGGTGCATACTCCTCGAGAATCCAGCGCACGAAAGCATCAGCAAGCGCGAAAAGGCGATCATTCCAAAAGCCCTCGCGCCTGATATCCAGTGCCCTCTGCAATGTGTAGTGCACGCTCGGATCGTTCACTTCTGCACCCGCACGATGCAATAGGCTCGCTCCTTTCCATCCAAGGGAAGCGACGCCACGGGAGTATTCCATGACAGGCACATACGTCCCGAAATAAGTTTTGGTTGTGTGTGAGCAAAACGAAAGCTCTTGAAAATCCGCAAGAGGCTCATCGTTCTCGGGTTTCAGCACTATAAACAAGGACCACATAGCACGAACAATTGCACGAATATGAAAAACAGCTAGTGCATGATCCGAGATATTTAGAAGCGAGTCGTCGCCAATGATACGCGCAATAACATGTTTCATGTAGGTGGAGTAGCGGAATTCATCCTGAAATTGAAAGACTTCAAAGGAATTATATTTCTCCAACCAGAGCAGCAACCAACAATATGCATAACACCGAAAAAGAATCATAGTGTTATCAGTAATAGTGTTGCCAGAACCGGAAGGGTTACCAGTGTCCTTCTCCACGACTTCACCTTGCGCGAGCACAATGAGCGAGTAAACGATTTGTATGTACAAATTCGACATGCGCTTCCAATTTTGCTCAGTCTGTAAATCGCGCCCAAGCATTTCAAAGCGAATGCCAGCCTGATCCAGCATGGCCTCGCGAAACATGGACGCATCTTGATTTGATAAATCAGCGCCAAAGAAATGCGGATGCTTGAAAGAAGACATTGTGTCATGCCACTCGCGATTAAAATTCGATCGTCCGAGGGTTGACCAAGTAGCTGTGGAATTCTTCAGCCTGTCATTCATATCAGCGCACATTTCACCCAGTGCAATATTATGATGGATGGGCGAGGAAAGAAAAGTGCGCAGCTCGCTCAAGACAATCTTCTCGGGCGGCCGCAATTCATCTGACTTGACCGTTGATCCCCATAGCACATCCCACTCAAAGTCGGAGGCCTTGTATTGCTCGTAGAAATCCCAGAATTTTTCATCCTGCAAAGCTTGCGCCTTAGTAGGCCAGGTCCACACAAATGGAAATCCAGGTGTGGTCCAAGGGCGCAGTGACCAGGCATAGATTGCAGGGGAAGTGAAACGAGCTCCCGCCATAGCGACTTGAAAGTGCTGAACGGTCCACATTCGAGAAATTTCCCACAACTGCCTGTTGAGCACAGGTTGCGGGCGATCATATTTCCTAGTCGAGTGATAAGACGCAAAACGAGATTTCTGCGACGGGAAATATTCTTGTAAAGCTTGCTCAACGTGCTCTTGTTCCGAACTCTGCAATGTATTTACAAACTTGAAAAAGAGTTCGTCGCCCCAATAACGGTCACGGGGCTCTTTGGCACGGCGGTGGATTCGTCCGCGCCAAGGCATTGAGCAGCCTTCCCACATTGATTTAAATTCAGGTGTTACCCCAGGTGGCCCATCAAAAATTCGCAATAGATAAGTTGGATAATGATCCCTCAAACTCTCTTTGGAAGATGAACCACCGGGGCAGCCCTAGGCCACGATCCGTTCGTGGGTGGGCTTTCCGTCCTTCCAGGCAACACCAAGCACGGCTCGCCAGTTCCACAGTAACACTGCTCGGTTACACGTGGACGTCAA